AAATTACGATTGTTAACAAATATTTAATTAATGATTTTGAAAAAATTGGAATATGGTGTGAGGATTTAAAGAATGAAATTATTATGAACGAGGGGTCAATCCAGAACATTAATTTCAATAATTATCTTGATCCAGAAGATAAAAATTATATTAAAAAGGTAAAAAGAATTGAACATCTAATACCAAAATATAAAACAATCTGGGAGATATCGCAAAAACAACTTATTGATATGGCAACAGATAGAGCACCTTTTATTGATCAATCACAATCAATGAATATCTATATGGCAGACCCAACACTATCAAAAATCACATCATCACATTTCCATTCTTGGGAAAGTGGTTTAAAAACATTGTGTTATTATGTTAGAACAAAGGCTATCTCAACTGGAGCGAAACATTTGGCTGTAGACATTACAAAAAGAGAAATACCAAAACAGGAACAACCAAAAATAAATTATACAAATATTAATTTACCACCAAAACCCGAAAATTCTGACTTTGAATGTTTTGGATGTTCATCTTAAAATAAAAAAAACCACTAATTAGTGGTTTTTTTTTGTTATAACGATATATTTATAAATAAAAAATTATGAAATTAATTATTACAGAAGAAGAAAAAAATAGAATACTTGGTATGCACCAATCGGCAACCTCAAGACAGTATTTAAAGGAAAATACGGGATATGATAGTTCTGGTGGTGCACCAATAAATGATGGGTCTGGTGCTTATAATTATTTTATGGGTTTAATAAAAAAAACTGGAAAATTAGATAAAAACACTGCTTGGCTCGGTAAAACGACATATTGGATTGTAACACAACCTTGGCAAGAAGGAACCGGTACCATTCCTGGAAATTTTGCTTATTTAACAATGAGAGGAATTGTGAAGAGAAATGGTCTTTATTTTGACGTTTCAAATGATAATGAATCTATCACAACATTCAAGTTAGGAAAAACAAATGCTGATTCATTTTTGATTGCCGAAACAGCAAATGAAGTTGAAAATTGGTTACCAAACACACAAACATTAAAATCACTAGGTGCGGGAACTCCAGGTGGAAATATGGGACTTGTAGGTGGTTTAGCAAATTTTAAATCAATGGTTAAAAATTTACCTAATAAGGACCTTTTATTAAAAAATTATGTTAATGCGTCAGCTCAACCTAATTTTAAAAATGCAGTACCACAAGATCAGATGGATTTATACACAACATCCGCAACATCCGTTAAACCAGCAACATCCGTTAAACCAGCAACACCAACTAAACCACAATAAAAAATTATGAAAAAATTCTTAATAACAGAAGACGAAAAATCAAGAATACTTGGTATGCACAGAAGTGCAATTGCTAGAGAATTTTTAGGTGAACAAGGAACTCCAGCAGCACAACCAGCAACACAACCAGCACAACCAGCAACACAACCAGCAACACCAGCACCAGCTGCGGGTACACCAGCACAACCAGCGACACAACCGAATCCAACATTAGATCGTTTAAATCAACTTATGGGTACATCATTACCTAAAAACGCAAGAAATGAAGATGTTATTAATGCGTATAAAACATATTTGGGTACTGATATTAATGGTATGGTTGGTAAAACTATTGTTGTGTTTAACGATGCTGCAAAACAAGCAAATCCATCAATTTTAGGTTCTACTATACAATCGGAATTTATTATTGGATCTATATACTTTAATGGTACTAACACATTCTGGGTTTGGAAAACACCAATTAAAACTAACTTTAACGAAAGTGATAAAGATATGGGTTACACAGTTAGGACTGGCGAATTTGAAAACGCCGCGTGGAAGGGTGTAAGTTTATTCACTATTAACAAGGAAAAAATAATTGAGTATGACCTTGGTAAAGTAAAACAAACGTTATACCCAAGTAATGGTACTTTTGGTATGGTAGCAAAAGACCAGACACCATTTTCAAAATGGGTAGATAAAGGTCAAAATACCCCTCGCAGATCTTTTCTAGATACAGGGTTTTTTACGATTACACCGTTTATCGCTGGACAAGGAGCTCAATTATCATCAAATATTACAACGATTGCGGAAACACCAGCAACACCAACTAAACCATAAAAATAAAATAAAATGAATAAAAGTTACAGTAAATTACGACACATACAAGAAGCGAATCAAATTCTTGAAAAACGAATGTTAAACGAAAAAAAACAATATTTAAATGAGGGACGTGTGATTAAAGAACAAGGTGTTAGAACTCTTGTACCATTAACAATTTCGGTACCATTTAGAAAAGACTCAACAGGTCAAATGGTTTTTGACCCAAATTCTCAAGTTAAAATTTTTGCAAAGAACGGTGAAGGGACAGAACAAACTAGTTTGCAAAACTACACAAAAATTGTAGGTCTCCAAATAACAAGTGAGTTTTTTGTGAATCCAGTTACTAAAAAAGATGCTGCGGGAAATATCGTAGGTTCTTTCTCAATCGGAAATCAAAAAAACCTTGGAACTTACTTGAAAAACCAAGTAGGAAAAACAACACCTTTTTCGGATCAAAGTATTTCAATAACTATAGGTCAAGTACCTTCTGGTTCAACAATCGTATACGGTGGAGGGACAAAATTTGTAATGTACGACACTGGTGCTAAAGTAGCAACACCAACCAAACCTTAATAATAAAAAATAAATAAAAAAATATGAAAAAAATTATAAGATTAACAGAATCAGATCTTACAAGAATTGTAAGACGTGTGATTAAAGAACAACAATCTGGAATCTCAAGACAATATTTAAAGGAGGACGATTTTAGAGGTGGGGTAACCTTAGCTTTAATGAATCAACTCACTAATTATTTAAATGGTATGATTCCTAAAGCTAAGGCTAAAAATATTACTATGAATAGTGTTTTTAGTGTTACAAAAACTGGGACCGCAACAGATAAATTAGGTAACCCAATTCCAAAATATACAATAAATTACGGTAGTAAAGATTTATTTCAAGGTGAAGCATTTTCAGATGCTGACATACAAACTATGAGATCTGATTCTTTAAATAAAATCTACCCAACTAGGATTAATACTAAATTAAGTGGTAATGGTATATCGACACTTAAATCAAACGAACTTTCAAAATTGTGGATGAACTTTGATATATTAGGTGATTTGACAAGAGTTTATAAATCTTGGGTTGCATCAATTGAACCACCAGCACCCACAGCAAAAACACCAGGTGTTAAAACACCAACAAAACCATAAAAATAAAACCCATCTTTTGATGGGTTTTTCATTTTAAGAACCTTTTACAATTATAAAGTCTGAGAATTTGGTTAACTCAATAAAATTATCTGTGTTTGAAAACCAAGTTACTTGTTCGTTATTTATATCTGTATTAATAACCATCCAGATGTTATATTCGTCAATTAAAAACTTAACTAAGATAACACCATCTTTATCATCAAAGGTAATTTCACCCTCACTCAAAACAATGTTGTTTTTGATGTGTGTGAATGACTTGTTTGTTAAATCAATGTTATATGTACTATTAACTTTTCTGTATTCATAAACTAAACTGTCGTTGTTGATAAGATTAAAAACACTGGTGTCATAACCATATGTGTCAATAACACCTGACACCTCAATTTTAATAACTTGTGAATTAACAGAAGTTGTAAATAACAGACATAAAATAAAAATAATTGTTTTCATAATGTTTGGGTTTTAAATTATTAATACATCAAAGATATGTATATTACTAAAACAAACGTAAATTTTAACATTTTTTAACAATTTGTCTTTTATATAAATATTTGAGAATGTTCCAGAACACAACAACATCTTTTTTCTTTATATAAAACAACCAACCATTATATTTATTAAATATGGCAAATGGTGTAACATATGGGATAAATTTTCCTTTTAGAGATTCTTTTAATGGACGTTATTTAGATTTATCTGACACTACGGATGAAGAAATTAGAACTGATTTGGTACATTTATTATTATCCAGAAAAGGAACAAGATATTTTTTACCAGACTTTGGTACGAGATTATATGAATATATTTTTGAACCATTAGACGGACCAACGTTTGCTGATGTTGAATCTGAAATTAGGGATTCTGTTGAAAAATACATACCTGGGATTCAGATTTTAAATATTGAAATTAAAGATGCTTCTGAGGGTGAAGAAAATAAAGGTACATTTATTAATTCACAAGGTGAACGAGAATATACGGTACAAGGTATTGGTGAAAAAGAACATACGGCAAGAATAAAAATAAATTATAGGGTAACAAATCAAGCGTTTGAAAGTACAGATTTTGTTATTATTAATATTTAATAATTATGGCAGAGAAAAAGATTTCATATACGGCTAGGGATTTCCAAACGATTAGAACGGAATTAATAAATTTTACACGAACGTATTATCCAGATTTAATCCAGAACTTTAATGATGCTGGTGTTTTTTCTGTTTTAATGGATTTGAACGCGGCGGTAACTGATAATCTACAATTCCAAATAGATAGAAGTATTCAAGAAACGGTATTACAATACGCACAACAAAAATCATCAATTTATAACATAGCAAGAACATACGGATTAAAAATCCCTGGTCAACGACCTTCTGTTGCGTTAACTGATTTCTCAATTACGGTACCAGCGTTTGGTGATAAAGAAGATTTAAGATATTGTGGTATATTAAGACGAGGATCACAAGTATCTGGTGCTGGGCAACCATTTGAAACTGTTTATGATATTGATTTTGCATCACCATTAAATGGTGAGGGTTCACCAAATAGATTGAAAATACCAAATTTTGATTCAAATGGTAAGATTTTAAATTATACAATAACAAAAAGAGAGGTTGTTGTTAATGGGACAACAAAGGTATTTAAGAGAGTTATTACACCAAATGATGTAAAACCTTATTTTGAATTATTCTTACCAGAAAAAAATGTTTTGGGAATAACAAGTGTTTTATTAAAAGACGGCACACAATATACAACAATACCTGAACCTCAAGAATTTCTTGGGTTGGACAACAGATGGTATGAAGTTAAAGCGTTGGCCGAAGATAGAGTATTCATTGAAGACCCAACAAAGGTGTCAGACCAACCTGGTGTTAAAGTAGGTAAATATATCACAACTAACACTAAATTCATTAGTGAATACACACCAGAAGGTTATCTAAAAATGACATTTGGTGGTGGTAATGTTTCGGCTGAAGAACAATTAAGAGAATTTACAAGAACTGGTAATTCATTTGATTTGAATAAGTACTCAAACAACTTAGCACTAGGTGCTGCGTTAAAGTCAAACTCTACTTTATTTATTCAGTATAGAATTGGTGGTGGACAATCAACAAACCTTGGATCAAATGTGATAACACAGATTGGTACGGTTTCGTTTTTTGTTAATGGACCATCAGAAACAATTAATAAAAGTGTTATTAACACATTAAGATGTAATAACGTTACGGCGGCAATAGGAGGGGCGAACGCGCCAACAACTGAAGACGTAAGACAAATGGTTTCATTTAATTTTGCGGCACAAAACAGAGCGGTAACAATTAATGATTATGAATCAATAATAAAAACAATGCCGTCACAATTTGGTGCTCCAGCAAAAGTTGCGATAACTGAAGAAAACAATAAGATAAAAGTTAAAATGTTATCTTATGATAGTAATGGTAATTTAACTGATACAATATCAAACACACTAAAAAGTAATTTATCAAATTATTTATCAAACTATAGAATGATAAATGATTATATCTCAATTGAGAGTGCAAACCCAATTGATTTATCTGTTGATGTTGATGTTGTATTAGATGCAACACAAAACCAAGGTGCTATCATATCAAAATTAATTAATATTGTAACAACATTCTTTAGTCCAACAAATAGACAATTAGGACAAAACGTTAACGTATCTGAATTAAGAAGAATAATCCAGAACGAAAATGGAATTGTAAGTATTTCGGATTTAAGGTTTTTTAATAAGGTTGGGGGACAATATTCGTCATATCAGACATCACAAAGATATTCGGATTTATTAACAAAACAAATTGAATTAATAAATGATACGATATTTGCGGAACCAACA